TTGAAACTTGATAACGAAAATTTATTTAACGAACGTGATGAAAGTCTAATTTTCGGGCTGCTTGATGACGGTGTGATGATGGATCTGATTGCCGAGTCGGTTTATGGGGTTTCTGCCGAACAGTTGCGGGCAAAGCTTATTGCTAGGGGTTGGAGGTATTTGGGATCATGAATGATTGGAGGTGTATAGGGATGCCGTACTTGGCGGTATCGATAATTCTATTTTTTTTATTTACGTATTTTGGAGGCTAGGTATGATTAGAGGTTTGGGTTTGTTTTTTTTCGTGTTGACGCTAATAATTTTTGCTGTTGATATTATCTTTGATTTTGATTCGAGGGTCGTAGATTTGGCGTGCTTGAGTTCTTATCTTATTGGATTGCTCTTTTATTTTTGGGTTATTTCTTTGCGTAGAATTGAGCAGGAAAAGCTTAACGAGGAGCTTAAAGGGTTAGTTAGACGGATAGACGAAGTGGGGCGTGTGGAATGAATTACGACATAGAGTTTCACATGGAGCAGGATAGATTTTCGTTTGACTCTTTTTCGGTGTTAGCTTTAGATCGGTCTTCTGGCAGCGCCGCCATGCCTGTAACTTTTAAAAAGGTAGTTACTGGTGAAGCCATCGTTCCCGCTATGACAATAAGCGAGAAGTCCGCCCAAAACTTAATGGACGAACTATGGAGTGTGGGTATTCGCCCAACCGAGGGAAAGGGCAGCGCGGGAAGTTTGGCGGCTACACAGTCGCACCTCGAGGATATGCGCACAATAGCGTTTAATCGACTTAAAATTAAATAACCGGGGAGTGAGAATGTCCAACAATGTTAACCATCCGCCGCATTACACCTCGCACCCCAGTGGCGTGGAGTGCATACAAATTACTGAGCATATGGGTTTTAATCTTGGTAACGCAATGAAATATATATGGCGCTGCGACTTAAAGAAAGACGCTGTTGAGGATTTGAAGAAGGCCGTTTTTTATCTTAACCGCGAGATTGATCGGCGAGAGGGGTAAGGCAATGAACTGGGATGAGAGGAGGTATGAGCTTGAGTCCTTGGCGAGTGAATACTCTACAGCTATGGGCGAAGAATTAGAGCTTACTGAGTTTAGGAAAATTCTAAAGGCTGAGCTAATGAAGAAGGCCGAGGTTAATGGAGTGACGGCTATAGCGGCGCAAGAGCGGGAGGCTTATTCTCAGCCGGAATACAAAACCAATATCGAGGGGCTTCGCGTGGCTACTGAAAAAAGATGTCTTGCTCAGTGGAAGCTAAAAATTGCAGAGATGGGGTGCTCGATATACCAGACCCAGGAAGCAACAAAGCGCGCTCAAATGGGGATGAGATAGCCCTCATGTTTACACAAAAAAACCTTAAGCGAAAGTGCGCCAGGTGTAAGGCCCCCGCAAAATGGATGGCAGGCTTAAAGGCGGTATGTTCGGTCGAGTGCGCTGGAGTCTTGGCTCTATTAGAGCTAGAGAAGAAGGCCAAGAAAGAGCGCTTGGAATACAATAGGGAAACCAGAAGGAGAAAGGCCGCATTGAGGGACGTAGACCCAAAATGGTGGAAAAAGAAGGCGACGGTCGAGTTGCATTATTGGGTGCGAGAGGTTCGCGACGCTGGGTTGCCTTGCATCTCATGCGGTCGTAGCGAATGGGAGATTGATAGCGCTCTTGTTGGCGGCAAGTGGGACGCAGGCCATTACTTAACTAAGGGGGCGCATGAGGAACTTCGATTTGAACCGCTAAATATTCATAAGCAGTGTAAGTCATGCAATAGCGGCTCATATCATCATGCGATAAAGGGTAGAACTGTCGCCGAGGGATATCGAGAGCGGCTTATAGTAAAGATTGGGTTAGAGGGGGTGGAGTGGCTAGAGGGGCCGCACAAGGCTAAGCGATACCGAATTGATGATTACAAACGCATATTTTCAGAATACAAAGCTATGAACGATGATTACAAGAGGTTGCAAAAATGTCTGTAGTTGTTTGCCCGCTATGCGGAGATAGTCACGATGTAAAAGTTGTTAAGACGGAGGTTATCGATAACCAAATTCGTCGAACGCGGCGATGCGATATAAAGAAAAAGAACTTCAACACATATGAGGATATGACCGGTGCTAGATACTCCAACAAAAGAACATGCGGACAGAATCATAAACTTGTGGGCGCTAAGCAAGTCAGATCAATCTAAGTTCTCCATGGCGCTCGAGGCCCACATAAGGGAGATATCCGGCCTTCTTGGTGGCGATGGGATGGCAGACTTTGCGGCTATGGATAACGAGACGTACAAGGGTAAGAACCGCAGACTATACAAATACGTTGAGGGCAAGAGTGGGAAGTTGGTACCGGTTTACGACTCAGCACTTGCGGATAAATTTGTTTCGGCTTTTGGAGTTGCCAGCTTAAGTGTTAAAAAGGCGGGCACGCCAGACCTCTACTACCATGACAATCGACGATATCTGATTGATCGAATTGTTAAATTTGATGAGCTTGCCGGATCGCTCGACGAGATAGATAGAATGATTATCCTTCATCGCTATTTAAACTTTGGATCGAGCGCTAAAGAGCTGGCTGATAAAGTGGATTGTAGTTATGCAAAAATGAAAAGAGCGATAAAAAAGGCTCGGGCAAGAGCTATGAAAGCCATGCAAGTACACTAAAAGTCTATATATATACTGAATTCAATGTTTTTTTGTATTTAGGTTTCACTTTCGCGTACTTCGCTGATAGTATTTTTATTCAATAAAGTATTTCCATTTAGCCTAGTACCTCCCTAGATCACTCAGCCCAAAACTAACCACTTTGGGCTTTTTTTCGTCTGGAGGTTGGATAAACAAATATTACCGAGGTAATCATGGCAGCGCATCAAGGCGATCAACGCCCACCAAAAACCGGGCGATCTTCTGCCCCCAAAGATGAAAAAGTTAAAGCTGAAAAGGCTAAGGCCGAAAAGGCAAAAAAAGCTAAGTGATATTAACTTATTCCTGCCTGCTTATAGCTGCACTTGTCGCTGTGGCGATTCACTATAGGCAGTCTGGGGATACGGTTGTCCATGTCTGGGTGTTGGCATACGCTGGATTTTTCTTTACGAGATGCGCGGTGTGGTAGGGTATTATGCCGCGATTCCTTCCGATTTAATTGTATTGTGGTGGTATAAAAAACAGCATGCTGTGACTAAGTTGGGGATATTTATCGCCACCTCTTGCGCAGTTAGCATAGTCTGCATTTTTGCGGGTTGGATTATGTATATGCTGGGCGAGCCTCCTTATTTTTATAATGCGCTTGCATTTTTGCCGCTTTCTATCGTGCTGTACGGATTGTTCTCGCGAGGCTCATGTGACTTTTTACGAGTTGACGGAGGTTTGCAATTGGGTGCTTGGATTTCTCGTTTTCATTTCTTCGATAGTCTATTGTCTGCGCGTGCTCGCAGAGACTAAGCATAAAAAACTTAAGGATCGATATGCTAGCAAGCGCCGCTCAAATAATAAGTGAAAGTAGTGCAGGAACAAAAGTGTTATCTGCCGTTACCGCGTCATTCAGTATGGCGTCAATTCTTGAATTCCTAAATCCGCTAGCTGCATTTGTCGGCTTAATCGCGTCGATTATTTTAACGCTATCCGTAACGCAGTATAACCGGAAAAAAAGCCGGTTAACCGATCTAGAGATTCGCGACTTTGAGCGCAGACTAGGAGAAGCCGAAGATGAGTGATAAGGAAAATGACAAGCTAACAAGTAAGGGCGCCATCTTGGTTGCTGTGTTTTTGCTTGTGGGCCTTTTTGCTGTATTTGCAGAAGACTCGAAAGCTGCGCAGCGTGATTATTTGCTTGGCGTAACTGCCGAGCCGTATTTAGAGCTTGGCCACACTTTTGCGAACTCGCAGCTAACTGTCGGCGGTGCTGGCTTGCGTCTAAATGATAAGTGGGACATTCATGTCGGCTTAATGGGTGAGGGTTATGTCAAAAACGACAACTACCAAAACCAAGTTTTTTTCTATTCAATATCTCGCGTTATCAGTCCTAAATGGTACGTGCTGGGCGGCGAATTTAAGCAGCGGCTAGGTGTGGCTAAGACCAACGATTTTATTTTGATCGGTAATAATAATTATCGGCTTGGCCTTATCCTCAATTATCGGCTTGTCGAGCTTGAATACTTCCATTATTCATCTGCAAATATCAATGACGTGAATACCGGTGTTGACGGTGTTTCGCTTCGCGTTTTTTTCTAAAGAGTTAAAATACTATGCCATTAGCTGTTACGCCAGACATTGATGTTTGGGGGTTTGATTACGATGTCAATACGGTTTGGGATACTGATGTAACCATCACCGATATTGATACGCAGTTAAATCCCGCAATGCGCACCGCGATGGAGGCTGGTACAGGCAATCATCGAATTTTAGTTGATGTTGCTAGTCCGTACACTGGAAATTACGCACCTTTTGCAAGCACGGCAATTCCTTCGGATAGTTGTCGAATATTGGTTCGCGCAGTTAATCGCCTGACGTTTACCGGCCGGCTTAGATTGAACGGTCCATCAAACTGCCGTTTTGAAAATTTTAGATTTCAGAATTCAGAAAGCCCTACGGCGGGCGCTGTTGAAATTTTGCGTGGCGGCGTTACGATTGACATCACTTCGATAACGCAAGCAAATCCGGCTGTTGTAACCGTTGCGTCTGCTCATGGTCGATCAAACGGTGACAAGGTTTATGTTAGTGGTGGCCCTGGGATGTCCCAGCTAAAGCCTGGACAGTATGAGCTTGCGAACGTCACAGCGACAACCGCTGAGCTGGTCGGTGTGGACTCCACCGCATATGACGCTTACACATCCGGTGGTGTTGTTGGTGTTCTATGCAAGTATCAGTTTGAAGGTAATCAATTTGGCCATCACTGGGCAGGCCTTACCGATCCTGATAATTATCGGCTTGCATTTTTAGCGGGCGCTCACAATACAAACATTAAGTTTAAAAACAATGATGTTCGTGGCGTTAGCGAGGCGTGCTCTTTGCGCACCGGGTTTCATCATGTAGAAAATAATCTTCTAACAGACTATCGTGACGACTTCGTGGCGCGAACGTGTAGCAATTCGGGTATCAAGTTTAACTACCTGTATTCAGCGTTAAACATCGCAGCCAATCCGGCTGACTTGCCAACCGACTCACTACTGCATCCTGACTTCAACCAAACCGGCACGGGCAATGATGGCCCTGATGATATCTACGAGACTCAAGTAGATAAAGATTTGGCGATGATGTCAAACATCGTTCAGTATGCATCGCAAGGTATTTTCTTGTCGCTCGATAGTGGTAGCGCTAAGTCTTCAAAGGGTAAAGTCACTGACTCAATAATTCTCGTTACTGGCCCGCGTGGCATATCGCCCTACTCAAACGATTTTGAGATTGACGGCGTTATCTTGGCTACACCGCCAACAGGCTCAAGAGTGCCTTATGGGTCCCCCGGCTTTAATAACGTTCCCATTTCGCCAAGCGTTTACGTTTCCGGTTCTGCCGTCGATGATCAAACTAGTACGCCCGTAGCGCGAAATGTTTTAGCAAATGCGATTGGCGGTGATGTGCCATGGACCAACCCCACGATAGAAAACTTTCGACGAGTTGATCACGCTGCCGCGCTCGGTACTGCGACCGCTCTAGATACGATATTCCCGAATATGACGGGCCTGACTTACGACACTGATCAGGTGGTTATACCGGCATACTCCGGCTCAATTGATCGCGATTCTATTCGTCAGTACATCACGCAACAGTATGAGCCTGTCGGTGGCTGGTCTGGTAACAACATGACCGCACCGAATACGTGGGGCGCTGAATCTTCTGCGCCGTCAATAATTGTTGGCCCACGCACGCAGCGATTCGCACTAAATACTACGGCGGGCATGCAGGATTTAACCATTCCGGGTATAGGGCCTTGTTCGGCTATTGTGGTGGTTGCGGGCAGGCCTGGTAGCGACTCAATTATTGCTGATGCCGGTTTAAGTTTTGGCTTTGCCACCGACCCTAGACTTTTGGGTGTGAGTGGAACCCAGAGTGGTAGCTGCGCTTCTGTTTCAACAGAAGATGGGGCGTCAGGGAATACAGATAGGCGAACAAGTGCGACTAGGTGCGTTTTCACTTACTCGTCTAACGGCTCAATTGATTCTGAAGCCACCGTCGATGAGTTTATTACTGATGGGGTTAGGCTTAACCTTGTAGACGCGCCAATTCAGGGCAGCTATATAGATGTTACCTTTTTTCCTGTTAGCGCATTCCCGCGAGCAATAGCCGGTCTATATTCGATCCCTGATGGCGCAGGGCACACTCAGCCAATTAACGTTGATATGCCTGTGGATATGCTCTTTTTTGCAGGCATAGGCGCTGCCGGTGTAGCAGTCTCAACAGCTTACGCTATTATGCACTTGGGCATGGCGGTTAATGATGGCGGGATCAGTCAAGCCGGTCTTTGCTACTGGGATGAAGCCGGTGCAAGTCCATCGTCCGCAGGTGGAATGGTTAGCCATAGCAGTGTTGGTGGTCAGGTAAATAACACTATAGCGTGGGACGCGACTGTTACCGCTATGGGGCAGGGTGAATTCTCGGTTGCTTCTAGCGCCAACACTAACGGCGATACAATTTTTTACTTGGCACTTGAGAAAGCGCCAGAGGTTAATTTAGCGATAGTAAATTCAGATGGTCCTAGCGCTACGGGTGGCTACAGTATTGCTGGTGCAGGGTTTGAGCCAAGCTTTGGTATGACGCTTGCCGGTAGTGCTTCGGTGCTTAATGCAGCTAGCGCTGGCGATGGTGTTTTGTCTGTCTCGTCTTTTGATGAATCTGCACAGTTTACAAAATCAATCAGCTCGCAGGATGACGTTAGCCCCTCGAATGCAAGCACGCTGTCATCGCCAAAGGCTTTGCATTACATTAAAGATGGTGCGACACATACGGATGCAACTTTTACCGGCTTTGATGCTGATGGCGCAAGCTTTACTGTTGCCGCCGCGCCGTCGACCGCTGCAAAAATATCAACGCTTTTTGTTGGTGTTCCTTCTGAGCCTGATGACACAACGCCGGACCAGTTTGAATTGGGTGGCCCAATAACGGGTGTCGCTCGAGACTCTCAGCACACGTCAAACACCATCACTGTGTCAGGCATTAATACCGCATCACCGATCAGTATTAGTAATGGCGAGTACAGCGTTAACGGTGGTGCATACACTTCTGCTAATGGCAATGCTAACGAGAGCGATACGGTTACAGTTCGCGTAACTGCTAGCTCTAGTTATGAGTTTGAGGTGCGTTGTGACTTGTTTATCGGTGGGGTGGTAGATACTTTTTCCGTTACTACTCTTGACGCACCTGATGATTCTATTCCCGATGCGTTTGATCTGGGTGGGCCGGCCAACGGTGTTGATCCAGGCACAAGACACAGCGCAGACGATGTCACAGTTAGTGGTATTAACGTACCGGTATCGATTAGCGTCACAAACGCCGAGTATCGACTAAATAGCGACCTTGCTTATACCTCTGCACCGGGTTCGGTTGTGAATGGCGATGTAATTCATCTGCGAGTCACGGCAAGCGAAAGCGGCGGCACTGAGGTTATTGGTACGCTTAATGTTGGATCTGTGAGTGATACCTTTTCAGTCACAACGATCGTTTCGGCGGGTGAGGCTCCTACGGTAGTTGTTCAGCCAGAGCCAGAATATAACTTGTTAGTGGGCCAATACTTTGAGCTTGATGTGGCTGCGCTGTTTTCTGATACCGATAGTACGCTTAATTATTCAGTAAGTAGTGGTGAGTTGCCGGCAGGACTAACTCTAAATACTGTGAGTGGATTGCTAAGTGGTACGCCCGTTATTGCTGGCTCTCTCGCAAATGTGGTGTTTAGAGCTACAGAGGTGGCCATCTAATGCCATTCGTAGACGCTAATCCAACAACTTTTAACGTGGCCGGTCGGTTTGTTGATACGACTATCGTCTCGCTATCTGTTGCGTCACTGCAATCAAGCCCAGGCTATCCAAGCAAGTATCATAATATCGATCGCGGTCGAGATAACACGCCTAATTACTCTCAAGCCCCAAATCAAAGTATTCGGTATTCGTGGGATTTTGGTAGAGAGGCCAAGCGAAGAAACACAACTGTAGACAGCATCACATACACATCTAAAAGTAGCGGCGTAATTGTTAGCAATCAATTTCTAGATGGTGACATCGGCTATGCATCTATCACTGCATCACAAGGTAGCGTAGGTATTATTGTTGTTGATTGCGTATTCGCTGATGGGTCGAAAAGGTCTGTATTGATGACAGTATCGTCAACACACGCCTGTAGCGGCATATATAGCGATTATGGAGTTTATTAAGTATGGCTGAGACGAGAGCACAGCTAAATAGAAAGGTGCGTCAAGAGGCTTTAAGGCAGCAATTAGAGACGCAGGGGCATTTGCAGCATATTGTTGATTTGCTTGACAAAATACAAGATCCGGAGGAAAGGATCGAATCGGACATGATTAATCGCTACAAGATGACGATCGATACAAAGCTAAAGCTGTTGAACAAATATTTGCCAGACCTTAAAGCGCAAGAAATTACAGGCGAGGGTGGTGAGCAGCTTCGTCCATTCGTTATTGGCGCCACGCCAGACATAAAGGATGATGAGTGGCTGAACACGCACAAGCCAGGATAGTTTGGCGTCCACAGCATGGGCCCCAGGCTGCGCTAGTATCATGCCCTATTTATGAGATATTTTACGGTGGGGCTAGAGGGGGCGGTAAGACTGACTCAATGCTTGGTGGTGACTGGCCTATCCATGCAAGCAAATACGGAAAGTATGCGAAAGGAGTTTTTTTTCGGCGAGAGATGCCCCAGCTAGATGCTGCGATTCAAAGGAGTTTAGAGCTTTACACGCCTTTAGGTGCCAGATGGCTAGAGCAAAAAAAGACTTGGATCTTTCCCAATGGCGCGACACTAAAGTTTAGGCCTCTTGAGCGTGATTCGGACTCAGAGAAGTATCAAGGGCATGACTATACCCGCGTTTATTTTGAGGAGTTGACTAACTATCCAAGTCCTGACCCTGTGATGAAAATCAAGGCGACTTTACGCAGCGGTTCGGGAGTTCCAGTCGGATTTAGAGCAACTGGAAACCCTGGTGGACCCGGACATAACTGGGTGAAGGCTAGGTATATTGATCCCGATCCAGCAGGCTTTCAGATCATAACTGATAACGAAGGCTTAAGAAGGGTTTTCATTCCTGCGAAGCTTGCAGACAACAGGATATTAACTACAAACGACCCTCAGTATGTTTCGCGGCTAAAGCAGACGGGATCAGAGAATCTTGTTAAGGCATGGCTTGATGGCGACTGGTCGGTTATTGATGGCGCTTTCTTTGATTGCTGGCATAACAATCAGCACACGCTTCGCCCGTTCACTATCCCTAGTGACTGGCCGCGATTTCGTTCTGGTGACTGGGGGAGTGCCAAGCCTTTTTCTTTTGGCTGGTGGGCTATCGTTCCAGACTGGTTTAAAACTCCATGTGGCCAGTGGTTACCGCGCGGCGCGATGATTCGATACCGGGAATGGTACGGCTGCAAAGATGGAAAGCCCAATGTCGGCTTAAAGCTTACCGCCGAGGAAGTTGGCAGGGGGGTTTTTGAGCGTGATCAGGGTGAAGAAGTTGAAAGTGGCGTTATTGATCCGGCTGCCTTTTCCGAAGATGGCGGTCCGTCGATTTACGAGCGAATGATTCGCGCCGCAAATTATAAGATCAGCTTTCGTCGCGCAGATAACAAACGCGTTTCTGGTCGTGGTGCGATGGGCGGTTGGGACATGATGCGCAACAGGCTGATAGGTGAGGATTTTGGCGAGCCTTACGGTAAGCGCCCAATGCTTTACTGTTTCACCACCTGCACGCACTCAATCAGGACTATTCCAGTTCTACAGCATGACAGCTCAAGACCAGAAGATTTAGATACCGACGGCGAAGATCATGCGGCAGATGAATGGCGTTATGCGTGCATGTCTCGCCCATATTTACCGGCGCCTAACGAACCCGAAGACGAAAAAGAAAGCGACTACTCCCCCGAAGACGACGAAGAAGACGATTCATGGCAGACAGTGTAAAGACAGACGAAATAGAGCTAAGTGACCTCGTGAAAAAATACGAGGCCTATGCTGAGTTTGCGCAAGAGTCTCGCGCTAGAGCCGATCGTGATCGTGATTATTACGATCATAAGCAGTTGTCATCCGAGGTTTTAGCGGATTTGAAAAAACGCAAGCAAGCGCCGACAATAATCAACAAGGTTCAGGAAAACGTTAACTATCTTTTGGGTCTCGAGCGTCAAAATAGAGCCGATCCAAAAGCCTATCCAAGAACACCTCTCCACGAGGATGCTGCGCACGCGGCTAGCGACTCAATACGGTATGTTTGCGATGCAAGCTCATTTGACACGATTTCATCGGCGGCATATAAAAATATCTTGATCGAAGGTAATTGCGGCGCTGTCATTGAGGTTGAGCCTTTAAAGCTTGGTGACTACAAGGTCAGCATAACGCGGATACCAGAAGATAGAATATTCCATGATCCTCATAGTGAGGAGGAGGATTATTCTGACGATACTTATCGTGGCTATATAAAATGGATGGATCAATCCGAGGCTGAGGATTTTGGCAAAAAGTACGGCTACACTGGCAGCTTTTCAACCGAAGAAAGCATTTATGGTGATGCTGGCAACGACAAGCCTAGCTATAAAATGTGGTATGACGGCAACCGCAAGCGCGTAAAGATTTCGTTTATCTGGTTTCTTAAGAAAGGCGTGTGGATGCATGCGATCTATTCTAAATCTGGAATAATTTGGGGGCCTAAGCCTTGCCCTTATGAGGATGAGGACGGCAACCCAGAGTGCAACTTTGTAACCCAGTCAGCAATTGTTGATCGTGATAATTCTCGCTACGGATATGTACGCGCACTAATCAGTCAGCAAGACGCTATCAACAAGCGAGAATCTAAGACCCTTCACTTGCTTAGTCAGCGTCAAACGTGGTCGAAGCGTGGCGCATTTTCGGATGTAAACCAAGCAAAGAGGGAGCTTGGAAAGCCCGACGGACACATTGAGGTTGATGACGGTCGCGAGCTGGGAAGGGATTTTGGCATATTGTCAACCGGCGACATGGCTCAAGGTCAGTTTCAGTTGTTGCAGTCTGCTAAGCAGGACATCGACGCGGTTGGCGCTAGCGGTTCGGCTGGCGAAAGTTCCGCATCGGCGTCCGGTCGAGCATTGGAAGCAAGAGCTGAGAGCGGAAGTATTAAGTTAACGCCATTCACGGATGCGCACAAGCAGTGGAAGATTAGAGTTTATCGCTGCGTATGGAATAAGATTCGCCAGTTTTGGCCGGAAGAAAAATGGATTCGCGTAACTGATGACGAGGATAACTTAAAGTGGGTTGGTTTGAACTCTCCCATAACGCTGGCCGAGCAGATGATTGCACAGCAGACCGGCGAAAAGTCTTTCGATATCAAGAAAAAATATGCGGATCAATTAGAGCAGTTAATTACGCAGCAGCCAGAACTTGGTGAGGTGGTCGAGGTTGAAAACCCTGTCGCCGATCTTGATGTTGATATTATTATCGACGAAGTGCAGGACGTGATTAATATTCAGAGTGAGCAGTTTATGATGATTGCCAAGCTTGCCGAGCGTCGTGGCGACATACCAACCAGCCTTATTATTAAGATGTCTCAATTGCGAAATAAAGATCAAATCATTGATCAAATGGAAGGTGACGAAGCACAAAAGGCCGCGCAAGCTGATAAGCAGCAGGTGGTCGAGGAATCGCAATTAAGACTCGCTCAAGCTGAGACCGTCGAGACGGAGGCAAAAGCCGAGAAGGCCAAGCAGGAAGCTGTGCAGAAGGCCATTGAAAACCAAATACTTCAAACGCAAGTTGTCGAGGCGCAGGTAATAATTTAATTACCTTTGCGCAAATATTTCCAACAGCCGCTTAATTGCGGTTTTTTTACGCCCGCGTTTTGGGCAACAGGTCGCCGCTGATACGGGCGTTAACAGGTCGCCGCTGTCTATTCGGGCGTTTTAGAAGGATGTTATATGAGTGAAGCAGCAGAAGATTTTCAAGATTCAACACTTGACGAGTTACTAAATGATGACGCACCCGAGTCCAGTGACTCAGTGGTCTCCGATCCCGCACCGGTGGAAACGCCACAGTCGGAACCGGAGCAAGAGCCAGGCACTGATGATAAGGGCGAAGAATCTACGGACGAAAAAGACGAGTCGCCGTCGGACTCAAGTGACAACTTAAGTAAACGCGAGCAGGGCCTGTATGCCAGTCAAAAAGCTGAGCGCGAAAAACGCCAAGCTTTAGAGCGCGAACTAGAGGAGCTTAAAAGTAAGCAGTCCGAAGGTAGCGCTGAGCCAGAGCAATCTATTGATCCACTGGAAGATCCGAAAGGGTTTGCAGACTCAGTGACCAGTAAAATTGATCAGGTGCGACTAGCAACCAGGATCGAAACCACTCAGGAATTAATGCGCGAAAAGCACGACGATTATGATGATCGAGAAGCGCAATTCTTAGAGTTGGCAAAAGGTAACCCAGCGCTTATTCAGCAAATGCAGGCGGCAACATCGCCCGCAAAATTTGCATATGAAACAGCAGTCAAACATGAGCGCTTTTCAAAGTTTGACTCGTTTGAAGATGCTGTTAATGCAGAAGTTGAGAAGCGTACAGGTAGCACCGAAAAAGACCTTCGCGCAAAAATTGAAAAAGAGTTCGAGGCAAAGCTTAAAACAGCTACGTCTTTACCTCCTTCTGGTGCCGGTGGCTCGCTTGGTGGTGATAACACCACTGTCGGCCATGACTCACTCCAAGACATCTTAGGCGAAGAATAAACCAAATAAACTGTTAACCCTAAGAGTAAATTATTATGTCAGAAACAATCATTTCAGATGCTAACCGCGTCAAGCAGTTCGATGCTAATGTGCACAAAGAGTATGTCCGCTCAAACCGATTCAAGCGCTATATGGGGTCGAGTGTTAACTCAATCATTATGGTGAAAGAGGAATTGACCGGCAAGAAAGGCGAGTCGATTAATATTACCCTTGTCGGCGCCTTGCCAATGACGGGCGGGCCCAATGATGGTTCCACGCAATTGGTGGGCAACGAGAAGGCCCTGCCGAACGATGGACACACAATTAAAACACGCCTTGTTCGAGACGCAACGGTTGTCAATTGCGTTGAGGAGCAGGCGTCTCCCATCGATATCCGCAAGCAGGGAAAGGTTGCCCTTAAAGATCTTCAAATGCGCTATTTGCGTGACGATGTGATTGAGGCCTTTAACACCAAGCAGGGTGTTCGCTATGGGGTTGCTACGGAGGCACAAAAAGATTCGTGGGTGACAGCTAACGCTGACCGCGTGCTGTTTGGTGCCGCTAATGGGAACTTAGTTTCTGGTGATCATTCGGCATCTCTCGCCAATATTGATGGAACGGCTGATAAATTAAACGGGCCTATCATTGAGATGGCAAAGCGTAAGGCGCAAACGGCAACCACTGCCAATGGTGACGGAATTCGCCCCTACAAATACGGCGAAGATCAAGAATCTTACGTTATGTTTGTAAACTCTTATGCATTCCGCGATTTCCGAAACTGGCTAGAGTCAACCGGAAATCTCAAGGATGCAATGGAGCGAGGCAAGGCAAACCCGTTATTTTCCGGGCCGGAGACTTACGAGTGGGACGGCGTTATTGTTCGCAAGATTCCTGAGATATCCAATATTTCAGGTGTTGGCACCGCAGGTATTGACGTTGCTCCGGGCTTTCTTTGTGGTACTCAAGCTTTGGCGGCTGTATGGTCGAAGCGCACCAAGACTGTTATCAAAAACGAAACGGACTATGGCTATCAATATGGCGTTGGCTTTATGGAGCAGCGCGAAGTTGACAAAGTTCTTTATGGTCAGGGTGCCACCTCTGTTGATTGGGGCATGGTAACTGTTTACACGTCAGCCGTTCCAGACGCTTAATTTCGCGGCCCTTCGGGGCCTTTCTTTTTTATAAATCGAGAGAGTTAAAATGAATTTCAAGTTTACAAAAAAAGTTGATGGAAAAGTCCCCGCTTATGGCGGGCACATGGTTAAGACTGGCGACATCATTTCCTTAGATGGTCATCTTGCCGAAAAAGCGGCGAACAATCCTCTTTTTGAGATGACGGACGCGAAAGCAACCGTCAAGCCAAAAGCCAAGAAGCCAGCAGATCAAGAAGACGAGTAATTAATGTCAACTCAACTAGAAATTGAGAAAGCTGCACTGGTCAGACTGGGCGTTGTCCCACCTGACCAAACACCAACGTCGTTACAGTCTCAATCGGCAGCAAGGTCACTTAGCTCGTGGCATGAGCGCATGATAGATGAGGGGCGTGTGAACTGGGAGCTTAACAATATTCCTGCATCACTAGTTTCCGCCGTCACGTCAATCCTGGCTTTTGAGATGCGTGATGACTTTAGCGTCCCAAATAGTCGTTATGAGCGCATAGGAATTGCCAGAGCTGAGGCTGTTCGCGATATATCCAAGTATATCGAGATTCCATACAGTGGAGGCACCGAGATACAGGACCACTAATGAAGCTATCCATCCCCCTGATTGGTCAAGCGTACAAGCATCGCTCTTTAGAGCTTGCTGCGCAGACTCTAAAAAACTGGTTTCCCGAAGTTAACCCTGACGCTAAAGATGTCGTTAGCTTGCAGCCGTGGCCAGGATTAAAGCCTTTGGCGCAAGGCATGGGAGAAGTTGACGCAGGCCTGCATACGTTTAACGGTACGCTATACAAAATCACTGACAACGTTTTACAGCGCATTGATCAGAATGGCGATAGCACCGGCGTAGGAACGATTGACGGTGAAGGGCTGTCATCGATCATTAGTAATGACGAAATAATGGTTATTGTTCGTGATGGAAATGTCTATGGTTATGATGGGACCACATTAACGCTCGCTGATGATCCGGACTTTGAATCGCCGCGATTTGTGGCGTATTTAAATAGTCAGGCGATTTATACCGGGCAGGATTCGCGCTTTGCGGTCTCGAGCGCATTAGATCAGCTAGATATTAATGGTCTGGATTACGCCCGCGCTGAAAGTGAAGGTGATCCATTAATTGCCACTTATGCACACAATCAGCAAGTTTATATGTTTGGCTCAAAAACCATTGAGCCTTGGTATAACTCTGGCGTGGGTAGTCCGCCATTTGAGCGAATAGAGGGCGGCATTGTTAAGCGCGGCACCTTATCCGGCCACTCCATCGCAAGCAATCAGCGATTTATATATTTCCTCGGTGATGACAGTGTTGTTTATCGAATGCTGGGGTCGCAAATTGAGCCTGTCTCAACCATCCCGCTTTCCCAGCAGATAAAAACATACGAGACGGCGGGCGAATCAATCGGCCATTGTTTTACATGGGATTCTCAGCAGTTCTATTACCTGCAATTTCCCGGTGAAGCTACGTGGTGTTTTAGTGAGTCAGCAAATGGTTGGTTTGAGTTGACGACCGGCGTCTTGGAAAACGCCTACAAGGCTACATCGTACGCTGAAGCATATGGCAAGCAGTTATTCGCTATCGGTGGTGGAGTGTTCGAGCTTGACGCAGATACTTACGAGAATGGCACCGACACAGTTATACGTGAGCGTATCTCGTACCCCATTACGGCGGCTTTGCTTGGCAAGCAGTACGAAGGCCTTCCTCTACAAATGAATAGCCTAGAGCTGCTTGTAAAGACGATAGGGAATCTTTCGGGTAAGGGCGCAAGACCTAAAGTAATGCTGTCATACAGCGATGACTATGGTCGCAACTGGTCAACTGAAAGACAGTTGGACTCAGGCCCCGCCGGTACGTACACATGGCGACTTCGAACGCAGCAGCTTGGCCAATTCCACGAACGATTAATTCGCATTCGAGTGTCTGACGCTGTTGTTAGTTCAATATTCGGCTGTAACGCTGATATGGAGTTATGCATTGGCTAAGACGCAACCCCCACCTAGACCGCTTTTGCCATCGGTAGCAAAAACGCCGCAACAACAAAAAGATATTGAAGACCTCCATTTTTTTCTTATGCTGCTTTGGCGGCAAAATGTGGAGCTAACCCAACGAATTGAGGCGCTAGAGAATCCATGATTGCACACACCGTTGACAACTTTCTTGATAGCTATAGCGATTTAAGGGAGTACGCAAACACCGCGAAATTTGAAGACATTGAAAATCCGGTTGACGGCGTTACCTATCCGCTTATATGTCGAGATGTTCCTGACGAAACTGTGAGCGAGATCGCCATAACGCTATCCAAAATAATGGGGCGAATGGTTAAGCTAGAGGCCACCTTCCTCCGGCTTTCTACGGAAGGCGTTGATGTTCCGCATATCGCACACACTGATAAGTCCATGGGCGACTATAGTTTGATGTTATACCTAAACGACAACCCAAAAGCCGGAACATCGTTTTTGCGTCACAAAGAAACGGGGATGTGCTATCACCCCGAAAGCGAGGAATTTATAAAGATCGCCCGTCGCGACCAAAACAATGTGGATGCATGGCGTATAAATAGCTCAGTGGAGATGCAGCAAAACAGAGCGACCATTTTTGACTCGGGATATTTTCATTGTGCACAACCTGTTGGCGGATTTGGCGACGATCAGCTAAATGGGCGTATAGTCCTTACGTGCTTTTTCTCATGATCAGAAACGCAGAGCCTAAAGATTTTCCAGCGATTTTAGAATTGAGCGCGGAATTTTGGCTGCACACAATGTTTAGTGAGCCGTTCGAGCATGAGCACACCTTGCGCATGGTTGAGCAGGCTTACAGCCATGGGTTACTTGCTGTGGTAGAGATTAAGGGTGAAGTTGTTGGCTTTACAGCGGGCGTAAAGTCGTTCTTGCTTGCCAGCACAAAAGCGCTGGTTGCCACAGAGCTGGCATGGTGGATATCTCCGGATCACCGGGGCGGCAAGAGCGGGATCAAGTTATTGCGACATATCGAGACTCAAGCGAAGTCGCAAGGCATCAAATACTGGTCGATGGTGACAATGGAGTCGTCTGCACCGGAAATGGTGGCAAAAATGTATGAACGCATGGGCTACTCAAAATCAGAAACAATCTACACGAAGGTGCTTTGAAATGGCAGCAGTTACAACGGCGGTGATCGGAACCGGTGCAACCCTATATGGCGCCAAAAAGCAGTCCGACGCAATCAAGGATGGCGCAGCGGCACAAGAGCGGGCAGGCAACGCTGCTATTGATGCCAATAAAGAGGCGCTAGAGATTGCGCGTCAAGATTTGCAGCCATTTCGAGATATTGGCGGGGAGGCATTAAACCCCTTACTTGATCGCGTGCTAAATAATAACGGCGATACGATAGCGGACAATCAGGCCAGGAATGGAACAAGAATATTGACGGGCGCAACTCGTCAACTTGGAGACCAGCTAAATAGCGACAACAGCTACAGTATAGATAATGTCGTAAACAATCCGTTATTTAAAACCCTCCTAAAAGAGGGTACCGAAAATGTCGCGGCAAGTAATGCGGCTCGCGGTAGGCTGGGGTCTGGGGATACGCTTAAAGACCTAACCAATGCATCGCTATCGATTGGTGCTGATCTTTATGGTCGTGAGCTTGATCAGAGAAACATAGATACCAATAATTTATTCACGGCTGTGGGTGTTGGTTCTGGCTTGCAGAATAGCGGGCAGAGCATCCGAAATAGCTCAAATAATCAGTTGTTTAATTTGGCCTCTCTCGGAGCAAACGCCGCATCTGGACAAGCTACAAATACGCTAAACACTACCGCTAACAATGGCAACCTAACCACGCAAATCGGCAACGTTAATGCCGCTTCGGGAATTGCTCGTGCAAACAATCGAAACAATACGATAAACAACTTGACCGGCCTCGCAGGTATGGCGTTGATGGGACGATAATAAAATGCTTGATCATAATGTATTACTTAAAGCTCAAGGTGCTCAACCTGTAAACGCTCTTTTTGCCGCAACTCAAGCCGCCGATCAAAGTGCGCAAAACAAAATAAATCGCGACCTTGGCCAGGAAAAAATTAAGGCCGCCCAAAACCAAAACGCAGCAGACGAGCAGCGGCGCGAACACTTCTCAATAACTAAGGGTGCAATTGACACGCTTGGATTTATTGAAAATAACGACGTGCAAGGCCTAGATCAGTATTACGCTGCTCGACAAGCAGAGATTGAGGCTCGCGGCGGAAATGCTCAAGACACTATCGAGGCGCGCAGAATTTTGCAGTCGGGCGATATAGGGTCGCTAAAGCAAAGGGCTACGCAAGTTGTTTCGGGCGCTGAACGACTTGGACTAATCAAAACGCAAGGCAATGAAAACAGTCTTAGCAAAAGCTTCCAGCAGGGTGTTGATGAGGACGGCAATTTAATATTTTTCCGTGGCGGCAGTAGGGGCGGCGTTGAGAGGCTTGACGGCATCAATCCAGTCGATCCAACCCAGCGCAAGATTGAGGAGCAAAATAGACTTCAAACCGAAACGCCGCAAGGTATCGCTGCGACTCAGAAGGCCGAGGCAAATGCAAGAGAGGCTGAATTTAAAGCGAAGGAGAAGGAGGATCAAAAAACAAAGGGACGCAAAATTAAATCGTCTGCACTACAGCTTATTAACGATCTGCTATCTGATCGAGAGGCCACGCTTTCCGTGTTCGGTGCGTATGATTCAAGGACGCCAACGCTGCTACCTGCCGCAACTGATGCTGAGGCTAAGCTAGAGCAGCTTGCGGATATATTAACATCCGACAACCTTGGCCTAATGAGTGGCGTGCTTTCTGAGACCGACCTTAAAGTTATTGCAAATATCGCAGGTGGAGGCCTAAACCGAAAGCTTTCGGACGAGCAAGCACTTAAAAACCTTCGTGAATTGCAGCGCAGTTTTAGTTCTGAGGTTGGCGAGAGTGGCGCGCCAGTCGAGGGCGCAAGATTGGCCCCTGATGGGGCGTGGTATGTTGAGCGAGATGGGCAATTTTTTAGGGTGGAACAATAATGACAACACTCACGCCCGTCGAGGGCAATCCGTTTTCTAGCGAGCAGGCAAAGCAGCCAAGCTTAACGCCTGTTAACTTCAATCCTTTCGAGGGCGAGCCTAAGCTAGAGGAGGGGGTGGCTGAGCGTGTCGCAATCGGCGTTGGTAGCGGTGTTGTTAGCGCTGGCGAGGGTATTGGCCAGTTTAGTAGACAGTTAAACGTTGATGGAAATCGCGAGCTTTTAGAGCGATTGCAGGCGAGCGGGAAGGTGCCGGAGCAGGCATTGCGCGAGGTTGAGGCGCAACTTTCACGAAGTAAGGATGAGTTGTTCGACTTCAACGAAAGCACGCTTGATCGTCGCGAGGAGTTTTCAGAAAGCCCGGTAGGAAAAACGACGGCGGCTAAGGTGGGTAGTTTTATAGGTGAAACTATTCCAGGTATGGCGATTCCTGGCGGCGCCGGAAAAACCATCCTAGGACGGCTGGCAAGTAATGCCGGCATAAATGCCGGTGTTAGCTCGACCTCTTTCGTTGATGAATCTGAGGGTCAGTCGAGGCTAGATAACGCCTTAACCGGTGCGGCATTTGCAGCGGTACCAGCAGGCCTAGAAAAGGCAGCCCCATCGATAACCAATGGATTGCGAAGCATATTCCGTGGCGGTTCAAGCGACACGCTGCAAAAGAATATATCCAACTTTGCCGAAGTGGGTGCCACGCCCTCTGTTGGTGTTGGTACGGAGGGTGTTACCGCTCAAGGCATTGAGTCAATATCATCAAAGTTTTTTGGCGGCTCAAAGCTGAGAAAGTCCATTGAGGATGTGACCGAAAAGGTGAGTGCTCGTCTTGACGGAATTGCTTCCGACATAAACCCGAGGGCTGGTGACGTGGCCACATCTGGTCGAGTTATTCGCGAGGGTATACTTGGCGAAGGTGGGTTCATATCAAGATTCAAGGGGAAAGAAAGCGAGCTTTGGGGTGAGGTTGACCGACTTGTAGATGGTCGGATCGTTAATATCGGAAACACTAACGCAGCTTTAAAAGAGATTGTTGACGGCGGGGCAATATCCAAGTTTTTAACATCTAAAAAAATCACGTCACTCAAGAGCCTTTTGGATGGTCGAGAGCTTGAGTATTCAGACGTAAAAGAGCTTCGGTCATTTATCGGTGAGGCCTTGTCCGGGGGTGGAGATATACTTCCAAACACGTCCAGAAGTCAACTAAAAAGGATTTACGGTGCATTAAGTGAAGATATATCAGTAGCCGCTGACGCAGCCGGTGCCGCAAAAGCATTTGCTCGCGCAAACAATCACACCAGGGCGGGCCATAAGCGTGTAGATGAGTTCGTGGAGCGCATCACGAAAAAAGCCGACCCAGAGGATGTGTTTAAGCTAGTTACCCGTGGGTCTGAAAGTGCGTCAACGATAAACGCCATTAAGCGCAGCTTAAAGCCTGACGAGTGGGAGTCTGTAGCGGCCACGGTGATAAAGAGACTAGGAAAGTCCAACGACGGCCTTCAAAATGCTGATGGCGATGTTTTTTCAGTCGGAAAGTTTCTAACCGATTGGAATAAGCTGGGAGAAGCCAAGAGCGCGATGTTTAGCGGCAGCAAAAAGCTAAACGAGTACCGCGCAAACCTTGATCGAATCGCAAAAGTTTCTGAGAGAATGAAAGAGTCGTCAAGGGAGCTTTCTAACGCCTCCGGTTCTGGTATTTTCGCAGCAAATGCTGGCTTGGTGGGCGGTTCGGTTGTTACTGCCGCCACAGGCAACTTTGAGGTTGCCGCCGGATTGGTGGCTCTTGTTGGCGCCAACAAATCGGCAGCAGCTCTAATGACAAGCCCCAAATTCGTCAACTGGCTAGCTCAAACCTCTAGAGTTAAGCCATCTGCCCTGGGTCGACATATAGGCAGGCTAGGAGCAATTAGCAGTTCGTCAGGCAATGATGTTGCACTGGGGATACAAGAGCTGTTATTTACACTAGCCCCGCAACAAGACTCACAAAACCAAGAAGAATAGACATAACGAGCAGGAATCCGGCAATATCGATTGCCGCCTGCTTTGTCGCCTTCCATCCAACTGAAATAACTATTCTTACGATCGCCTCGACAACAAAAACGGCGCAAGCCAAACCTATGGCTAACCCCATATCGCTAGACCCCAACTCTAAAGCAAATATTGCCGCTATAGCCACAAACAGCGCCAGCTTTGATGTAGCAAAGTAGTACTTTTCGGCTACCTCCGCCCCCGCTAATTCGCTTTGATTCATACAACCTCCAAGATAAGTATCTTTATGGCCACCTTCTACCCAGCAACCCGCTTTGTTCCCACTTTTGTTGATCCAGATACCGGCGAGCCGCTATCGCACGGATCGATAGAGTCCATGATCGCCAGAACATCTATACCGACAAACATGTTTAGTAGTGCTGATGGCGCGGTAGCGGGATCGTCGATCACTCTAAGTGCATCAGGCCAGCCCCAGGTATCCGAGGTAACTATCGCGATTTGGCTAGAGTTCGGCGTCAAGTACAAATTCATCTTAAGAGATCATAGGGGGTTGGTCAAATGGACGCTGGACGATATAAAGAATGATCCGGTGCCAATTGACGTAAATGCGGTTGATGGAGGCATTGAAATATCAAGCTTAGACGAAGGTATTCAGCAGCTCATAAATCAAATCACGGTTAATGCTGAAGATCTTGCTGATGAGATTGTTACCCGAGGC